TGAAAATATCTGTGAGGCGCTGGGCTATGTGGGCGAGTTCTATACCTTAACCGCGCCCGCGCAGTATCACGCGACGCTGAAATCAGGTTACCCCAACGCGAAGTGGAACGGGGCCAGTCCGGCGGAGACGCAAGGCTACCTCACCCGGCTGTGGGCGCGCATCCGCGCAAAGCTCCACCGTGATGGGATCCGTATTTTCGGTATCCGCGTTGCGGAACCCCATCATGACGGTACGCCCCACTGGCACATGCTGATGTTTATGCTGCCGGAAGATGTCGAATGCGTTCGTCGGATTATCGGAGACTACGCGCGGCAGGAGGATGCCGTTGAGCTGCAGAGCGAAAGCGCCAGACAGGCGCGCTTTCACGCGGACGCGATCGATCCGCAGAAAGGCAGTGCTACCGGCTATATTGCCAAATACATCTCAAAGAATATCGACGGCTATGCGCTCGATGGCGAGACCGATAGCGAAAGCGGTGGGCTGCTGAAGGAGACGGCGTCCGCCGTGTCGGCCTGGGCGGGGCGCTGGCACATTCGCCAGTTTCAGTTTATCGGCGGCGCGCCGGTAACGGTCTACCGCGAGCTGCGACGTCTGGCGGATCCCGAGGCCGCGAGCGGTCTGAGCGTTGAGTTTGCTGCCGTCCAGGAGGCTGCCGACGCCGGCGACTGGGCGGGATACGTTACTGCACAGGGCGGCCCGTTTGTGCGTCGCGATGATTTACAGGTGCGCACCCTGTATGAGCCGGGCGCCGGGTTTAACCAGTACGGCGAAGAAACGGTTCGCATCCGCGGCGTGTACGATTCTGCCGTTGGCGCGGGCAGCCCAATTATAACCCGACTCACGCAGTGGAAAATTGTGCCGAAGCGGGCCGCGGATCTTAAGGACGCACCTGTATCCTCTCGGAGTTCTGTCAATAACTGTACGCAGACCGATCTTTCTCAACCCCTCAGCAGGCGTGCGAGGCGGGCGTTAACCGAACGCATCAAATTCATCCGCCCTGGCGCGTCGTCGCCCATCGTCTTCGCGAGCGACCCGCAGAACGGGGTTCCGGAGAAGGTGATCGATGAGATACGGCTCGCCACCGGAATCGCCATCAGCCGCGGAGAGGCCCTGCACCTTATGGCTGGCGGCGTTAGCCGCTTTAACGACAAATGGTGCAGAGGCGCAGCTGACGGATCGCTCTTTCCGGCAGCGCGTTCTTATCAGCACAAGGCGCGGAAAATCCTTGAACGTATTGGGTATTTAACGGATCTCTTCGCTCAGAGAGCCCGCTAATCTCCATCCATATCATGTACATACCGTGAAGGGTTCTGATTTTTCGCTTCACTCTTTTTATGAATACGTGCTACTGTATGTTTATACAGTATCTCGTGGTGGAGGTTGTGTGGACAGAGAGTTGAACGAGCAGGTCATGATTGAACGCGTCGAGATGATTGCGCGACTGACGACAGAAGGAACATGTCAGGAAAGAGATCGTGAGATTGCCCTGAATTTGATTGCTGAGATTGCGCGGGGAAATTTAATCAAGAACAATGCATTTACCGTTGTTTTCTCAGCATCGCCTGTTCCGGAACGAATCAAAAAAGAGGGTAACGTTCGGGTGAACATTACGCTTGATAAAGATCAGCAGATTGGCCATGCCGTCGTTGAAGCCTTTCAGTGCGAACTGACCCGCAGAATACGATCCCTGTTTCCGTCATCGCGGGTGAGCGTGAAAATAGGATCGGTGACGGGAGTCGAGCTCCAGGGGCTTGAAGGAGAGGCCGATCGCGAAATGCTGGATAATATTCTCCGGGAAGTCTGGGAAGACGAGAGCTGGCGTTAGCCCAGCGTCATAGCCCGAACGTACACCCTCATTCAGATTTTGCGCTTTCGTCGACCCACGCTTCGCTGCTTGTGGACGGTCTGTTGTGTCCGAGATTGTCCATCCGTCAGCGATGGCGAAAAGACCGCCGGCCCGGGAAACTCTACAGTACCTGGTAACCGGATGTTGGGAGCGTCTGATGAAAATCTATGCAATGCAGGGGGACACGCTTGATGCCGTTTGCGCCCGCTATTATGGGCGCACGGCTGGCGTCGTAGAAGCCGTTCTGAAGGCCAATCCTGGCCTCGCGGAGTCAGGCGTTATTTTGCCTCACGGCACGCCGGTAGAGATGCCGGAGGTGAATAGCGCCCCCACCAAAGAATCCGTAAACCTATGGGACTGAGCCTGGAGAAAATCACCACGGTTATCGCCTACTGGCTGGCCGTGGCGCTGGCCTGGTTCGGGGCGATGTCTCCTGAAAAGGTTGCGCTGTACGTGGGGAGCCTTTGCGCCATTTTTACCGCGCTGACGAATTACTGGTTTAAGCGCAAAACCTGGCGCTACCTCCAGTCTCTGGGCCTCGATAAGAAGAGCATTCGTGAACTCAATCATTAAGCGTTGCAGCGTCGCCGGCGTGCTGGCCCTGGCGGTGCTGATGCCTGACTTTCGATTACTGAAAACCTCCCCGGAGGGGCTGGCGCTGATTGCCGATCTCGAAGGATGTCGCCTCTCGCCCTACCGGTGCAGCGCGGGCGTATGGACGTCAGGCATTGGCCACACGGCAAACGTCGTGCCGACGCGGGACATTACCGAGCGTGAGGCCGCGGTAAATCTGGTCGCTGATGTGCTCAACGTTGAGCGTCGTCTGGCGGCGTGCGCGCCGGTGGAGATGCCGCCGCGGGTCTACGACGCGCTGGTGAGTTTTTCCTTTAACGTCGGCGCAGGCGCCGCCTGCCGCTCGACTCTGGTCTCCTTTATCAAACGTAAACAGTGGTCGCAGGCGTGCGGGCAGCTTACCCGCTGGGTGTATGTCAACGGCGTCAAAAATACCGGGCTGGAAAATCGTCGTGTCCGCGAGAAGGCCTGGTGCATGAAGGGGCTGCCATGAGAGTCCTCATGCTGATGCTGGCCGGACTGCTGGCCATCACGCTGTGGCTTCGTCATGACAACCAGACCCTGTCCCGTTCTCTAGCCACGGCCAACCGGGTCGCCAGCGAGCAAAAAACGGCCCTCGCCACGCTTAACCAGCAGCTGTCCCTGTCTCAGCGGATGGCCAGAGCAAATGAAAACGCCCAGGTCAGGCTCCGTGAGGAGCTTGTTACTGCGGGCGAGGAGAGGGCAAGACGGGAAGCGACTATCGGGAGATTACTCAATGAAAATGAAGCGTTACGCCGCTGGTATACCGCTCAGTTGCCTGATGCTGTCCGCAGGTTGCACACCCGCACCGCCTGTGCCTCCGCAGCCCATTGTTTACAACGCCTGCCCGAAGGTGAGCCGCTGCCCGATGCCGGGAAGCGAACCCGCCACTAACGGCGATCTCAGCGCGGATATTCGCAGGCTGGAATACGCCCTTATCGCCTGCGCGCTGCAGGTTGAAACCATAAAAGACTGTCAGGATAAACTCGATGCACAAACTCAAGAGCCTGCGTCAGGCATTAATTGACGCGATCCCCCAGCTGAATGCCAACCCGGAGCGCCTGCAGATGTCGGTCGGAAGCGGCAATATAGACGCCCGACTTGCCTCCTCGCTCTCCTTTGAAAAGCGGTATGCGCTGAACGCGAAGGTCAGCGGTTTCACCGGCGACAGCGAGGGATTTTTTGTCCCGGTGCTGGCCTGGCTGCGGGAAAATCAGCCGGATATTTTTACCCTCGATGAAGGACGCAAAAACGGATACACCTTCACGATCGTCTTAAACGATGACGATACGATGGATATCACCATCAGCGTGCAATTGACCGAGCGCATTCTTGTCACTCAGGAGCAGGGCGCTCTGCACGCGACCTATTCCCCGGAGCCGCCGCTGCCGGAGCCCGTCACGCGTCCGAAGGCGTTGTACATCAACGGTGAGCTGGTCAGCCAGTGGGAGGACTAAGCTCCCTGCGCTGAAGGCCGCCAACCGCCTGCTGTCTGGACCGCTTGTTGTATCATCCCGCAGAAAACCCCGTCTCGTTGCTGCCGTTCGTCCTGAACGGCATTCTCTTCTCATGAATACATTAACTTCCATGAACGGTATCGCTCGCGCGATCCGCAACCTGATTCGTATCGGTGTTGTGACCGACGTTGACCTCAACAGAGGGCTTTGTCGTGTCCAGACCGGCGGGATGAAAACCACCTGGCTGAACTGGCTAACCTGTCGTGCGGGACGTTCGCGCGTGTGGTGGGCCCCTTCCGAGGGAGAGCAGGTGCTGCTGCTGGCCATCGGCGGTGAGCTGGATACCGCCTTTGTGCTGCCCGGCATTTTCTCGGACGACCATCCGGCACCGTCCGGGTCACCTGATGCGTTCCACGTCTCGTTTCCGGACGGCGCGGTGATCGAGTACGAACCCGGGCGCGGGGCGCTGACGGTTGCAGGCATTAAAACGGCCGATATTACCGCCTCTGAATCGCTGACCGTCACCGTGCCGGAGGTGCGGGTCATCTCAACGTCCCGTATCACGCTGGATACGCCTGAAGTGGTGTGCACCAACAAGTTAATTACCGCCTCGCTGGAAGTGCAGAAGGGCGGGGTGATGACCGGAAATATTGAGCACTCCGGCGGTAAATTGACCTCCAACGGAGTGCAGGTGGACAACCACGCGCACGGCAGTGTGCAAAGCGGCGGAAGCTGGACTAAGGGGACACAATGACGGTGCGTTACAGGGGAATGAACAGGCAGACCGGGCTAAGCATTTCAGAGGCTGAACACATTCGGCAAAGCGTGCGCGACATCCTGGTCACGCCGATTGGTTCGCGGGTCATGCGGCGGGATTACGGCTCGCTGCTGGCGGAGATGATTGACAGGCCGCAGAGCCCGGCGCTGCGCCTGCAGATCATGGCCGCATGCTATTCCGCCATCCAGAAATGGGAGCCGCGGATAAGCCTGACGGCCATCACTTTCGAGCGTTCGGAGAACGACGGGACGTTGTATGTCGATATCACCGGCACGCGCCCGATCTCCGGACAATCCTTTTCTATCACCATTTCACTGAGTTAAACGCTATGGCTATTGTTGATCTGAGCCAGCTCGCCGCGCCTGATGTCGTGGAGGAGGTGGATTATGAAACGCTGTTGGCAGAACGAAAGGCCACCTTTGTGTCGCTCTATCCGGAAGAGGAGCGAGAGGCGATTGCACGGACGCTGACCCTGGAGTCAGAGCCGATTGTGAAGCTGCTGCAGGAGAACGCCTACCGGGAAGTCATCTGGCGCCAGCGGGTTAACGAGGCTGCGCTGGCTGTGACGCTTGCCTATTCTGCTGGTCGTGACCTTGATGTTATTGCGGGAAACAATAATACCGAACGCCTGACCATCACCCCGGGAGATGACACTACCATTCCGCCAACGGCTGCCGTCATGGAGTCTGACGCTGACCTGCGACTGCGCGCCCAGCAGGCATTTGAGGGATTGAGCGTCGCGGGGCCGGTTGGAGCCTATGAATATCATGGTCGAAGTGCCGACGGACGGGTCGCTGACGTTTCGGTTGATAGCCCTCAGCCTGCATACGTGACGATTTCGGTGTTATCCCGTGAGGGTGATGGCACCGCTCGTCCTGAACTACTGGCGGTTGTTGAAAAAGCGCTTAACGCTGAAACCGTCCGCCCGGTCGGCGATCGTGTGACTGTTCAGTCAGCAGAAATTGTGCCTTACAAGATAAACGCAACACTCTACGTTTATCCCGGACCAGAGTCTGAACCCATCAGGCAGGCTGCAGAGCAAAGGCTGCAAAATTATATCAGCGCACAGCATCGCCTTGGACGCGATATCCGCCTGTCGGCCATTTATGCAGCACTTCACGTTGAAGGCGTGCAGCGCGTTGAACTGGAATCTCCCCACTCTGACATTGTACTGAGTAAGTCGCAGGCCTCGAACTGTACCTCGTATCAGATAGCGATCGGGGGTTCGGATGAGTGACAGGCTATTACCCGTTGGGTCCTCACCGCTGGAAATCGCTGCTGCCGCTGCGCTCTCGAATATTGAGCGTGTGCCGGTACCGCTACGCACGTTATGGAACCCCAGCGCGTGCCCGGTGAATTTACTTCCCTACCTGGCATGGGCGCTGTCGGTAGACCGTTGGGATGAGGCGTGGCCGGAGAGCACCAAACGCAGCGTCATTATGTCCTCATTTTTCGTCCATCAGCACAAAGGAACCATCAGCGCATTGCGTCGTGTGGTGGAACCGCTTGGCTTTTTGATTGAGGTGCGCGAGTGGTGGCAGCTCGGTGAGGAGCCTGGCACATTCCGTCTGGTTGTCGGTGTGCTTGATAACGGCATCACTGACGAAATGTATCAGGAGCTTGAACGTCTCATTGAGGATGCCAAACCGGCAAGTAGACACATGACCGGGCTGGCTATCAGCCTGAGCTCGACGGGAGAGTTTTATGTCGGCGCAGGATGCTATCACGGCGATGCGCTGGCTATTTACCCCTACACCACTGAGGAACTTATTGTCGGTGGTGATTATTACCCGGCCTCGGCCATCCATTTGATTGATAACCTGAGAGTGAACGCATGACCGCAAAATATTTTGCCATACTGACGAATCAGGGCGCTGCGCGGCTAGCTAACGCGACGGCACTTGGTACGCAACTCAACCTGACGCAAATGGCGGTAGGCGACGCTAACGGAACGTTGCCAACCCCCGATCCGGCGCAGACGAAGCTCGTCAACCAAAAACGCATAGCGCCGCTGAACCTGCTCGCTGTTGACCCTAATAATACCAGCCAGATCATCGCGGAACAGATTATTCCCGAGAATGAGGGCGGTTTCTGGATCCGAGAGATCGGTCTCTATGACGACGACGGCATTCTGATCGCCGTGGCTAATTGCCCGGAGACTTATAAGCCTCAGCTGCAGGAAGGCAGTGGTCGCACGCAGACCATTCGTATGATTCTGATTGTGTCGAGCACGTCATCAATTTCCCTGAAAATTGATCCGTCGGTTGTGCTGGCAACGCGCCAGTATGTTGACGATAAAGCTATTGAGGTAAAGGGCTACGCTGATGATCAGATGAAAAAGCATATTGCTGCTGATAATCCGCATAAACAGTACCCTTTAATCGCCAATGCGTTAAAAGAAATTGCCGATGCAGGGTTGAGTGCTGAGGTTCTCAAAAACCTTGGTTTGGGAGAGGGTTCTGCATTGCCGGCCGGCGTTCCCGTTCCGTGGCCGTCAGCGACACCACCGACGGGATGGCTCAAGTGCAATGGAGCTGCATTCACAGCTTCCCAATATCCAAA